CAGGTGCGGAGCCATTACCAACGGGCCTAACTCGTTTACGATTCTGCGCATATCGGGGATGAAGGAGAACATGGGATGAAGATCAAGTTACCCATTGGCCGCAAGACACTGGTTATCGTATGGGCAAGCCCGCGCTTTGCTGGCTGGTACTTCGAGCGCGGGCCGTTCGTATGCTGGGAACGCCACTTTGGCCGCCTCAAGATAGGATGGGTGTTGACGAGATAGCTATGAAGACCACACGCAGTTGGCAGTACCTCTGGCGGTTGACCAAGTGGCGGGAGTTGTACGCGGACCTGGGCAACATGCCGATTCTGAGCCTTGAGCGGGAAATCAGCATCGAGGAGGCTAAGCGCATGTTTCCCGGCATCGGCGTGCATGTTGGCTACACAGTTTACACACCAATCAAAGTGGAGGTTACACCGTGAGACAATTCGAGCCATTCGGCGACCGCGTTCTGGTGCTGCCCGACGCAACACCAGCGAAGACCACGGGCCTGGCAAAGCCCCAGAGCGAGCAAGAGAAGCCCACCGAGGGGATTGTGGTGGCGGCGGGGCCAAGGGCAGCCAAGAATCCGAAGGCAAAATACGAGGAATATCTCGACGTTAATGGTGAGAGATGTCTCGCTCTTGGATCTGGAGTTGCAGTCGGCGACCGCGTGCAGTTCCCCCGCTACGCCGGCCGCGACGTGATGCACATGGGAGTCAAACACTTATTGCTCCGGCTCGAAGAGTTGGACGGGAAGCTCGTGGAGGTAGAGGGTTGAAACGGAAAGTCATTCAACTTATGGTGACGCCGGCCACGGCGGAGTACGAGGGCGAGTTTCTGGCCCTATGTGACGATGGAACAATCTGGACCAGAATCTACAAGTGCGACCCCGAAGGATCAAGATCAGCTTTCAACTGCCATTGGGAGTGGGATTTAATCGAAGGACCACCGGAGGTAATAAATTGAGCAGAAAGATCATGAAGGGCGATGAAATCCGGCAGGCGATCCTGCGCGGCGTCAACACGCTGGCCGATGCGGTCACCTGCACACTGGGGCCCAAGGGCCGCAACGTCATCCTTGAACGCAATCCCATGTGGCCGCCAGTCGTTACCAAGGACGGCGTGACTGTGGCGAAGGAAGTCCGCGACCTGGCCGACCCCTACGAGAACGCCGGCGCCAACCTCATCCGCGAGGCCGCCAGCAAAACAAGCGACCAAGCGGGTGACGGCACCACCACGGCCACGCTGCTGGCCCAGGTGATCTACCAGAAAGGTCTGGATTGCCTTGCGTCCGGCGCGAACCCAGTAGCCCTCAAGCGCGGCATCGACGCTGCTGTGACGGTCGTCACAGACCACATCAAGAGCATTGCCCAGCCGGTGCAGGACGATGAAACCATCGTGCGTGTGGGCACCATCTCCTCGAACGGCGACCGCTCCATCGGCGAGCTGATAGCCGACGCCATGAAGCGTGTCGGCCGGGATGGCGTTATCACCATCGGGGAATCCACGGACGCGGAGACCACGCTGCAGGTGGTCGAGGGGATGCAGATCGACCGCGGCTGGCTGGCTTACCCCTTCATCACGGACCCCGAGCGCCTGGAAGCGGTTCTCAATGAGCCCTACATCCTGCTCACCGAGCGCAAGCTGTTCACTATGACGCCGGAACTGGACACGGTGCTGGCCCAAGTGGGGCAGTCCGGCAGGCCGGTACTCATCATCGCTGGAGACTTCGACCAACCGTTTGTGATCTCGCTGATCCACAACAACCAACTTGGGGTGTTGCGGTCGGTTGCGGTGAAGGCTCCAGCCTTCGGGGATCTGCGCCGGGCGATGCTGGAGGACATGGCTCTCGTGACAGGCGCCTACGCTTTCACAGAGGACTGCGGCAGGCCGCTGTCTACAGTGACCATGGACGACCTTGGGCGGGCCGTGCGCGTCACGGTGGGGCAGAGCTTCACCACGATTGCCGGGGGGTATGGCGACGAGGAGGGCAAGAACAGCCGCATGACGCTCCTGCGATCGCTGATTGACTCGACCGAGAACGACCTTGACCGGGAGCGGCTCAAGCAGAGGCTGGCGCGGCTGGCGTCCGGGGTGGCAGTTATCAAGGTGGGGGCTGTCACAGAAGGGGAGATGCGGGAGCGCAAGGACAGAGTGGACGACGCTGTTTGCGCCACGCGCTCGGCTGTCATGGAAGGCATCGTCCCTGGCGGCGGTAAGGCGCTGCTCCTATGCACTGACGCGCTACAGGCTCAGATCGATATGCTGGCAGGCGACGAGAAGCTCGGTGCTCAGATCGTGCTTGCTGCGCTTGAATCTCCCACGCGCCAGATCGCCGCCAATGCCGGAATGAGCCAGGAAGAGACTGACTTCATCGTGAACGTGAACCGCGGCAAAGTGGATAGGAGACGCGCCAGATGGTGGTCAATATCTTACTGGTGTCGGCAATCCGATACCTCTAAACCTTTGGAGGACAGCCAGGCTGGGTGGAACGCTGCCACCGATAGATTTGAGAATTTGGTGGAGACTGGAGTTATCGACCCGGCGCGTGTCGTTCGGTGTAGCTTACAAAATGCGGCCTCAGTCAGTGCGCTGTTACTTACAACGCAGGCTATGGTTGCCTCGTTTCCAGACAAGAAATAGTGATAGAATGGGGTTGTGCGCGGCCAGTGCGCACAATCTCATTCGAGGCGAGATCGCTGCCAAGCGCCTGAGCCAAGAAGTGTTCGACTTTACCGATGTATCTGTGCTCGATTCAGCGACGGACGACCCATGGTAATAGGCGCGCCCTTCTTCTCGTTCTCCCGCTCCATCCTGTGCCGGGTGACCATGATGGACCGCTGATCCACGCCAGCCGCGATGAGTGCCTGTATCTTCTCTTCGGTGACGATCTCATCGGGCTTGCGGTCGCCAGTTAGCCAGGTGTTGGTATAGAGGTCGCAGTCGATGCAATCGTCTAACTCGTCTCCCTTGATCTTGAGGATGGCCCCAGGGCGGTCTGGGTCATGCTTGCGGCTAACGGCGGCCTCAAAGCTGTTCGGGGTAAGGTCGGTGTAAACAAATTCCCCGCGCGTGAGCCTTCCAGCGAGAGACTGAGCATTGCCGATGCTATCCTTGGCCGCGCTCATGAGAGTTAGCCCGTACTGGTCGAAGACCTCTTGGATGATTTCTCGGTTGCTCTTGCCGGTGCCGGTGTGGGCATCCATGGCCGGGTCGCAGTATCCGGTGATGATGCGCGTCCGCTTGCCGCCGATCTCACGCTCAAGGAACTTTTTGGCGATATGGGGCGCGTAATCGCTGGAGTACATCTTCCGTTCGATGTCCTCGCCGATCTTGAACATGCGATTGGCTTCATTCAGAAAGTAAAGGCCCGTCGCCGCCGCCGATCCAGACATGCCGTAATCCATGACAATCAGGTGCAGATGCCACCATTCTTCACGGCACTCAGAGTAAGGCAGGATGTAACTCTCGTTGAGGAACGGGAAGAATGCTCCCTCTGTATGGCACCAGCAGCCGGCGATCAGCTTCTTTTGAATGTCGGCTGTCTGCGACATCAGCATGGCGAGCTTGCGCTCATCGTAGGCTGGATTGTCTTTGAGTAGCGCTGGAATGAAGGCCGTCGTCATCATGACGGGCATCAAGTCTTTCTTCCATGTGGCGCCAGCGTAGACCGCCGCAGGCTTCACGCACCGCTCAGGATGGCAGACTGGGCATTCACTATTCAGGAACACATGCCGCAGCCAGGGCGTCGAGGGGTTCGCGGTGAGCCTCACGCGATCTCTGAGACCGTACTCTGTCGGGGTAGACACCCATGGCAGCAAGGAGCGGACGCGCTCCTCCGTCTGAAACTGCGCCTCATCAATGCCCAGCCAGGAGATAGGTTTTCCGGTGTAGAGTTCAACGTGCTTGTCGCTGGCCATGTACCCCAGGCGCATCATGGCGCCGGAGGGGAACTTCCAGAGCTTGCCGCCTTCGGACTTCCGGCCGCCCAAGGGCGAGTAGATGCGCTCCATCTCGTCCATGATGTTGGTCATTTCGGTGAAGGACTTGCGGAGCAGAATGCCGCGGAACCGGGGGTTATCGTACTCTTGGGCGGAGTCCGCCACCAGCCAGTTCGACTTGCCGCCGCCTGATGCTCCACCATACAGCACAAACTGCGCGCGGCTTTCGATGGCTGTGAGTTGCGGGGAACTGTTTGGAGCCCACCCACTGACCTCCGTAACATTGGCAGGGAGCGGCAGGAGGCCGCGATCTTCAAGAAGGATCAGGCCCATCGGTTAGAAGTCCTTCCAAGGGTCTTCATCAGGTTCAAAGGCTGTCGGCTCGGGCGTTGGCGTGGGGGCGTAGCCTGTCGGCGGCTGGAAGCCCTGCCGGATGCGCTCCTGCACGGTGGACTGCGGCGCGCGGTTGGTCACCACCTGCCGAGTCTCGGTGATCTGGTGCGTGATGATGGTCTGCTCGGCCGGGCGGTAGATGCGCGGTGCCTCATCCTTGGTCGGGCCGCTGCTGGCGTCGGGCACGAAGTTGTTATCTAGCAATAAGCCCACTCTCTTGTAACCCATCTCGATGGCGTTGACCTTGGGCGTAGCCAGCGACGGCGTTTCCATCAGCGTCTTGCGGGGGATGGTGATTACCTGCTTGAGGTTGGCGTCCAGCATCTCGACATTGATAAGCCGCTTCTTGACGATCTGGAGGTTCACTTCGGACGTGATGTTCTCCATGCGCCTGGTGATCTCTTCATGCACAGCCTTGCGGCGGTAGAGGCCGGCGCCAGCCTTGGACGGGAATCCAGCCTCGACGGCGGCCTTGGCCGTGTCCCGGCAGGCGCAGTAGGCGTCAACGAACTTGTATTCCTCCGCCGAGAGCGGCGGGTTGATGATCTCGGTTTCCATCAGATGACGCCCTTTCCGGATGCCGTGGCTGGGGCTGTGTCCGTCTGCCCCATAGCTTTATCGAAAGCATCGTAGAGCTTCTCTCGCTGCTCGTCGTCAGCCACTTTGTCGATGTCCTTCTCGTGGCGCTCCAGAATAGGCTCCATGGCTTCACGTTCGTCGGCGGTTGCCTTGGCCCATACATTTAGCATCTGCTCAATGGTGAGGTTCTTGACGGCGCGCGCGATAGGCTCCTCGTCGGACTCTCGCTCAGCTTTGGCCACATCCTTGTCGGTGAGCTTGCCCTCGTCCACGTACTTGTCGATCTGCTTTTGGTCAACCTCGTCCTCTCGGTACATGCGGACAACCGCGTCGAGGGCGGCATAGTGCGCGGCCTGGTCCTGCGTTTTGGTGCCCGGTGGCCGGTTCTCCATAGAATACTGCCGAGCCTGGTTGATGGCTTCGCTGTTCTGGATAAACGCCGGGGCGGGCTGGAATCCAAGTTGGCCAAGCGCCACGTCGCCGGGGTGCTTCTTTGCCTCTTGCAGCATCTCTTGCAGAGATGGCCCGGCCCCGCGTTGCTGGAGTAATTTCGCAGTGCCAGAGACAGAGAACGGGACCGCCTGACTTCCAGCCCAGCGAGAGAACT